CTCCTGGCCGTAGCGGGTGGTGGACATGCCGGTGCGCCCCGCCTGGCGCGCGTCGACGGTGGCAGAGAAGGTGCCGGACTTGAAGCTGGTCACGCCCTGCGGGGTTGCCGCCTCGCTGCCCAGCCCGTTCATCGCCATGTGGTGCGCTGCGCAGGCGAGCAGGCCGATCGGCCGATCCGCATCGGTCCAGCTCGAATCGACGAACCGCGCCGCATCGTCCAGCCAGTAGCGGATCGTGGCAGATGGCACGCTGGCGAAGGCGGGATAGCGCGCGCGCAGGGAAGCCACCTCGGCGTCAACCGCGGTGCGCACGACCAGATAGAAGGTTTCCTCGAACGTGCGTCCGCCTTCGGTCGTGGCAGTGCCCGAGAAGATCGCCGTCTCCCCATCGGCGCCGCCGGAGAGGAACGCGGTGAGGCCGGTCGCGGTGGCGTCCTGGCTTGCAATTGTAACAGTGCCGGAAACGACGGTGAGCGCGGCGCTGGTAATCGCGTCGTCCGCGTCGAGCGGGACGGTCCAGCTATAGTCGAGTGTCTCGTCGGGGTCTTTGGACGGCCAGCTTTGCGCCATTATGCGGCCCTCCTTGGCCGGGGTGATGATGTGGCGCGCGGTGCTGCGTCGATCGAAGCGACCCGCCCCCCGGCGATCGAGCCTGCCTCACGCGCCACGGTTACGGACCCTGCAATGCGGGGCTCTGTGGTGCTACGGACAGCGCGCGCTGGGCTGGACGGCTTGGGGACGAGCGACAGGCCCGCACCATTCGCGCTCGCCTGGCCGCCTGTAAGGTCGGTTAGCGATACGTTGGTGGCAGTCGAGGTCGAGCCGGTAATCGCCGCCGTTTTGCCACCAACGTATTCGAGAGCCATCGGTTATCAGTCCTCGGTAATCGTGGTGCCGGTCGTGATGCGCGGCGTGACCCCGGTGTTGCTGATGACGATCGAGGGAGACAGCGCGCCCTTGTAAAGCACCTTGCCCGTGCCGGTGGACGCCGTGCCGATCGCAAAGTGCGTTGCGGTCTGCGGCAGGTTCGTGCTGTTGCTCGGGTTGGCGAAGTCGATGTTCGCCGCCGGGCTGACGCTGTTGCCGGTCACGGTCCAGCCACCCGAGTTGCGGTTTACACCGACGCGCGCATAGCTGGTGTAATTGCACTCGCTGGTCGTCTGATCGTCCGCCTCGCCAGGGTCTGCGGTGTGCAGGCTGACGAAAAGCTGCGTCAGGGGAGAGGTGCTGGCATTGTTCGCGATGTTGTCGATCGTGGTGGCGTTGAAGATCAGTGCCAGCAGGTCGTTCTCGAATGTGTTGCCTTTGGACATTTATCGGCCCTCCTCGGCCATGAAAAAGGCCCGCCCGGCTTCCCGAGCGGGCCCACCCCTGACGCTGTTCGGCGTCTAACGTTACTCTGCGGCTGCGGCCTTGCCCGTCCGCTTGGGCTTGGGGCCCGCGTCGACCTCCTCGAACCAGCCCATCAGCATTGCCGTGGTGTGCTCTGCCTCGCTGAGTTCGACCTCTACCTCACTGCCGGGGCCGATCGTGACCGGCCCCGTCGTGCTGTTGACGACCTTCGGGCCATCGGTGATGTTCTTGATGATCATCGCCGAGCCCTCAGATGCCGTCGAGATAACGGAAGGCAGCCGGGCGAAGCACGTCGATACCGCCAGTGCGGAAGATGCCGGGCACCTCGTAGCTGGTCGGGCCGTCCTGATAGACCGGGAGGAAGCGATGCGGCATCGGCAGATGCAGAACCACGACATCCTCGCGGTTGGCATAAGCAACCATGCGGCGAGTGCTCGAACCGCCAGCCGTGTCGAGGCCCAGCAGGCCGCGAATGGTCAGCGGACGACCAGTCGTCTGCGTGTAATAGTTGTTGCGCTGGATGAACGACAGGATCGTCTCGCTATTCGTGTCACTCATCGGGGTTGCGCCCAGCCATGCGAGAACCGCGAACGGCAGCAGCACGGTGTCGGCCATTTCCACGGTGTTCGAGCCGGTGAAAATGCCCACGATGACGTTATTGAAATCGCGGAGGATCTGCGCGGGGGTCTTGGTGCGAACGCCGCCGGCATCAAACCAGGTCGTGACCGAACCAGTGCCATCCGCCGGTGCAGTGCCAGTGGTCACGCCGCTCTGGTTGACCAGACCCTTCAAGCCCTTGTCAGCGTCGCCAGTCTGTGAAATGCGCCACATGAACTCGTTATAGGCGCGTGCGGCGGCAATGCCCTTGCGAGCGGTCAGGCCGACACCGAGAAGCTGGGCCTGGCCGACTTCCTCGAGATCGTAGCCATAGCCGATCGAGGCCATGTGCACAGACTGCTGCACCTTGTCCATCGCGATATCGGCCTTGGCAACGTCCTTCGCGCCACCCGAATACCAGCGAGCCTGGCCCACGGTGGTCGAAGTGAAGGTGATGATGCCGGGCGTCCATTCGGGCGCGCTGGTATCGACAAAGACCAGCTCGTTCCACGGCAGTTCCGGGAAGCGGGTCTCGTAGACGGTGGGGTTGATCGTCGCGGCCTGAGCCACCACGAAGTTGAAAGCTGCTGCGTCGTTGATCTGCATCGTCGTGATCCTTACGAGGGGATGCGGCGCAGCCGCACCTTGAAGATGGCGCCCGCGCCGGTTGCAGCGGTTTCGGCTTCGCTCTGCGGCACCGAGATGACGGTTTCCGAGGTCGCAGCAGTGGTCCAGCGCCCGGTTGCGGTGTTGAAGTTCAGCGCGGCGCCGACAGCGATGGCAGCATCCGCCAGAGCAAAGAAGCAACCCTCGTCCGCGACAGGGACGTTATCGCCCGCCGCATAGCCGTCGCCCGATGCGTTGGTGACACGGCGCACACCGGCAATGCCGATATATTCGCCGCCCGACGCGAGGGTCTGGCAGCCTTCTGCGCCATTGCGCTGGACAGGAACGCCAAAGTTGATCGCCGCGGTTGCGGTGCGGGTGCGTGCATCCCACTCCGCCATGTCGGCGTGCATACCCGGGAAACCGGCATCCTGGTTGAGCGGATAGGTGGTCTGAAGAGCAGGCATATCGGTTTCTCCTTAAGCCTTGGCCTGACGCCATGCGTTGAGGTTGGCGACAGAATCAGCGAAAGCCTTGGCCTCGCGGTCCTCGTCCACGACGTTCGCACGAGCGTCGATATGCACGACCTTGGCGGCGGAAGCCCACGAGCCGGAATCGCGCGCCAGCACCGCGAACGCGCCGGGGATGGCAGCATCCTCGAGCGCCTTGCCGTCGTCGCCGAGCTTGGCCTCGACCAGTGCGCGGCGGATTTCCGCGTCGGTCTTGCCGTCGGTGACGATCGAAGCGTCGAGCGCCTTGACGGTGGCGACCAGCGCGGCGCGATCAGCGACCAGCTTGTCGATGGCAGCAGGCTCGGAAGCGGCCTTTGCATCGGCGAGCTGCTTGGTCAGCGCGGCAACCTCGCCGTCCTTGGCAGCCATCTTCTTTTTCATGTCCTCCGCTTCATCAGCGGCGGCCTTGGCCTGGTCCTGCAGCTTGGTGAACGCGGCTGCGACTGCATCCGCGTCCGACAAATCGACCTGCAGACCGTCGAGCACGATCTTCTTCATCACTTTTTCCTTGTTTAGGTCCGCCAGGATGGCGGGGTTGGCATCGCAGGCAGCAAAGGGCTTGCTGTCCGAGATTCGGCACTCGGAACCGGCGCGGTCCATTTTCATGGAAGGGCGCGACTTAGAAGTGGTGGCGACTAACGCCGCGAGCGCATTCTCCATCTGCTCCATCATGAGCATTTGGCTTTTTTCGCCGGCTGCACCGGTCGTGGGTGCCGATCCGTCCATGTGCTTCTTATGAAGCGCGATGGCCTTTTTGAGCCACGACGTAGCTTCCTTTACCCCATTGCTCATCAACTGCGGCAGACCATCACCGATTCGGCACTCGGAACCGGCGCGGCCCCGATCGACGATGGCAACGTGGTTGCCACGAATATTGCGCTGCACGGCGTCATAGGCCTGGCCGTCTGCGGTCACGCCAGCGGTCCAGTCGAGATCGCAGGCATAGCCGTTGGAGAGCTCGCGCTTGCCGCGCTGGATGTCGGCGATCGCGGCGCTGTCCATGATGGTCAGGTCGAAGGCGAGATATTCCCCATCGCCGAGCACGTCCTTGCCAGCGGCCATGACCGCGCCCTTGGCGTAGCGGGACCAGTTATCGGCGGTGACGGGCTGGGAAGGGTGGTCGTTCGTGACCGGCTTGGCGAGGAAGCTGGCGACGCTATCCTTGGCGAACACCTCGTCGGCGGGGCGATAGACCTTGACGGTATCGGACGCCTTGAAGCGCTTGCCCTCTGGGTCAACCTCTGCGCCGAGATACTGGTAGATGCCATCGCGGGCCGCGCGGGCGCGCGTGACGAGATACCCATCGGCGGTGCGCCGGGTCTGGGCAGCGTCGAGCGCAAGATGGTCGTGCAGCAACATGCCCGCACGGTATGCGGGGGATGCGAGGGGCTTTACGGACGGCGCGCGCCTCGATATCTTGCCGCGCCATGCTGACCGCCCTGCTTTTGCTGATCGCCACCCCTGCCGAGGTCAATCAGACCGTGAAAGTCGAGGGCAAGTCTTATCGCGTGCTTGTGCGCGGCGATGAGGTCAAGGTATTCCAGAAGGCCTTAATCGCAGGTCAGAAGGTCAAGGGCTAGACCGAACAGCGAGCGCAAATGCGCCAGGCAGTAAATCAGGTCACCGGCTGCAAAATGACGGACGATTTCTGGCGCGGAGCTGTGCTCGTCGGGGTCATTGATTGCTCAGAAAAGGTCAATCAAACCGGATAACGCTCTGCGACCTGCAGCCGCAATAGGGCAGCCGGGCAGGTCTGTCCTCCGGCGGGTCGAGCACGCGCTGGCCGTCCACCGTCTCACCCCCACCGCCGGGCCGATCGGCGTAGAGGTTGCCATCGCGTGCGCGATGATCCTCGCGCGGATGGCGCTTCCCGCTATGCCGCCATTTCCAAAGGTCTATGCCCGCCTCACGCCGCCGCTCGTCGGCAAGCGAGCTGGTCAGCTTGGTAAGCTGGTCGGATGCAATGCGGGTGCTGCGATCGCGCGCCAGGCCGGTCGCCTCGCGGATCTTCGCCGCCACCTCGCGCGCGGGGGTGCGGGCTCGCAGGCCGTCGAACACTGCGGCGCTGATGCGCTGTCGGGTTTGTGCCGACACGTCGCGCACGAGGTCGGCATTCCAGGCAAGGTGCGTTTCGAGCGAGGCGCGCACGCCCTCCGGTCCGATCAGCGTGCCGAGATCGACACCGGTTGCGGACAGGATCGCCCCGCGCCACTTGCCCCGGAACCAGCGCTCGACACGCAAGGTCCAATCGCGCAGCCGGGCGTCGAGCAGCAGGTAGAGCCGCGACGCCTCCCCCTCGGCCGCCTCGATCTCACGCTGCACGTCGGCGGGGCTGTCTGTGGTCATCTGCGCGAGCGAGAGGGCGTAGGCGTCCATGATGCGCGGGGTGGCGTCCTCCCATACCGCGACGATCGGGGCGTAGGCGGTGCGGGCGAGGTCGCGCGCAAGCATCTGCGGCGGGATGATGTCGCGGATGGTGATGGTCTTGCGCCGGACGTTCCGGGCGCGGCGGGCCATGGCTGGGAGGTCGAAGGGCATGGGCCTATCCCTCCTTGACCTTCGCCTTCCAATCCTCGTCCAGCGGTTCGAACACCTCGGGGCCGAACCGCAGTTCGCCGCGATAAGGTTCGATCGTCGCCGGGTCGATATCGCCAGCCTGATAGCTGATCGTCACGTGCGGCTGATACTCGGGCCAATCCCACGATGCGCCCGCGTTCCTGATCTGCTCGTGCCGCCATGCAAGGCGCGACGAACCGAACAGCAGGACCAGCGCCTCGCCTTCCTTGCCCAGGCGCTCGACCATGCGAACGCCGCCGGGCGGGATGGTCAGAGTACCGTCCTGTTCTTGGTTCCAGTCGTTCGCCTCGACCTTCATCCAGTCGATGGGCTGGCGGCTGAAAGCGATGGTGACGTGCATGTCGCTGCCGTCGATCGTGCTGGCGATGCCCTGCGACTTGGCCCAGTCGATCAGGTCAGCGCTGTTCAGCAGCTTGCGATGGACATAGAGCGGACGCGGCGTCGCGTCATTCACAGCGCGGCGGGCGGGGCGCGTTGCCCCGCCACCGGCAGATGCTGGATCACCTCCTTCCGCTGGAGCCTGCATTGCACTCGGGTCGGTCCCGTCGTCGTCCGGCGTCTCGGGATAACGCTCGTCCTCTGGCGTCTCCTCCAGCGCGGACTCGAGGCCGGGCAGGAAGCCATGCTCGACCATCCAGGATTGCACGCCCTTGGCCAGCGCGACCTCGGGGATCGTGTTCGTCGCCTGCAGCTTCTCGATACCGTCGGTGCCGACCTTGAAATACTCGGCCATCTCCTTCTCGCTCGGGTTGTCGAGCGGGGCGAAGTCATACCAGATGTCCGCCGGGCGAGAGCCCAGGGCCGAGGGGATAAGATACTGGTCGAGCCGGTCAAGGCAGGGCTTGAGCTCGATCGTCTGGCGCGCGCGGACCTTCTTGTTCCAATCCTTCTGCTGGCTCTCACCGCTGGCGTTCATGCCCTCGGGCGCGCGGCCGAGCAGCCGGGTGGCGGGGATGTCGGACACGGCGGCAACGAACTCGCCGAATGCGTTCATCACGTCCTTCATGCCCGCGAAGTTGTAGGTGACGTCATCGACCTGTTCTTTGGGTTGTTCGGCGCTTCCCAGCTCGTAGACCGTGGCGTTGTAGATCGATTCGGACAGCGCAAGGTTGGCGAACCGGGCGGCCATGATCTGCTCGCCTTCCTGCGTCGATACGAGCTCGGACAGGCCGTGCACACCGATGCGGAGGCGGTGCGCCTTCTGGATGAGCGAGGCGAAGGCGGATTGGGCCGCGTCGCTGTTCTCCACCGCGTCGAGCACTTGCTCGACCACGGACTCGCCCCAGAACTCGTCCTCCCACGAAAGCGAGAGCAGATTGGGCAGCGGGCGCGCCTGGAAGGGGATGATGCGGGAAGGGTGGACGTTCCACATCTGCCCGTTCTTGCTCGACAGGCGATAGAATGCGGGCTGGCCATAGCGCGGGTCGGCAAGGTCCGTCACCTCGTCGCCAAGCTGGCACTGCCACCGGCTGAACACATGGACATAGGCAAGGCCGCCTTGGCCGACGGATGCGGGGGCGGGAGCCTCGGGATTGCCGGGCAGGCCGAGCAGCATGGCGCCACCGCCGAGCCCGCGCAGCACCTCGGCCTTGCGGATCTTGTGCAGGATGGCAAGCCGGGCTTCCTCCGCCTCGATAGCGGCGATCTGGTCGGCATCGGCCTTCCACTCGCGCCATTCGCGGATCATGTCATCGGCGGGCGCATTGACGATCTTGCGCATGATGCCCGAGCCGCGATAAGCCGCGTTGATATCCTCGCGGGTCTTGGGAGCGTAGACGTAGCGATTGGCCGTGCGCGGGTCGCTGGTGCGCCCCATGCCGGTCAATGCGTTGGCGAGACCGTCCCTGATGCGATGCACGATACCCATGGGCTGACAATGGCGCTGGCGTGGCCCGCGCCCTACGGACGCAGGCTATGAGGCGAGCGCGCGGATGTTATAGCGGGAGCCCTTGATGAGGCTGGATATGCTGTAGCGGATGGCGTCGATATAGTGGTTATTGGCGTCAACAAGCACGGGCAGGATATCGCCGGTGAGCCGATCGACCTTGTAGCTGTAGAGGCGCATCTCGTTGATAGTCGCCTTGCAGCGCGGGTGGACGACGATCTCGCGGAACGATCGCATGAAGCGGATGCCGTCATCAACCGAGCCTTGCCACTTCACGGCAGCGACAGCCTTGGGCACGCCGGAACGGGTGAGGATGCTGATCGAACCGGGCGAGGCGCTGTCCCACCGGCTGACATAGCGGTCATAGCCTGGGATATCAGTGCATACCTTTTCGCCGATCGCGTCGAGCTCGATACCGCGTCCGCCTGCCTCGTGGCTGACATAGAGCGTGTCCCCGTGGATGTAGCAGCGCACTGCGGCGGTCGGATCCTGGCTATAGCCGAAGTCGCCGCCCTGATATGGCCCATCCCACCCGGGTTGCGGGTCGAAGCTTTGCACCCGCCATTTGCCGCTGAACACCTGCGCTGCGCTGTTCGTGAGATAAGCGCCTTCCCAAACATGAGCGTAGGTCGCCGGGTCAAGGCGCTCTTGTTCGCGCTGGCGCAGGGCATCAAGGCCGGGAGGGAAAAACGGGTTATCATCCCAGTTGATCTCGGTGATAAGCGCATTGGGCGGCGGCGTCTTGATGAACCGCTTGTCCACAGGCGAGCCGTCAAGGCGGGGATTCCAGATTGACCAGAGCTCGGACCTTGGTTGGCGGAACACGGTTGCCTCAAGCGCCAGCCATGACGCCTCGGGCACGTCCTCGGCCTCTTCGACGATGGTGAGGTCGATCTTGGCCAGCGACTTGATGCCGCCGCTGTTGTGGCGCAGGCCTCGGAACAGGAACTCGGTGCCGTTCGCCCCGCGCAGATAATCGACGCCGACATCGTAATGCGCATCGAGCCAGGGGTATGTCGCGATTGCCGCCTTCAATTCGGCGTGAAAGCTCTCCTTGATCGATACCTGCAGGTCGCGGGTGCAAAGCACGCGCAGGGGCTCGGCATAGCCCCACACGGCTGCCATGAGGGCAGCGGTAAAGGACTTGGCCGAGCCGCGGCCGCCATAGGTTGCGCGGTATTGGACCGAGCCGCGCGGCGGGGCGTAGATCGGGACGAGCTTGGGGGGTATCTCGATCGTGGCTGTCGTCAAGCCTCAGCCGCCTTGATGATGATCGTGCTGGGCTTGGGCGCCATGCTGCCATCGCTGCTGGTATGGTCTACCTTGTCGCGCAGGTGTCCGTAGAGCTTCGCCAGCCCCATGGTCGCCGATACGGCTGCAGCAGGCGTGGACATCTCACGAGCGAACTGCCGATCCTGCTTGAGCATTTCGGCGATGTCGTCGACCGTCATGGCGTGCCGTTCGGCGTGCATGGCCTTCAACTCGGCGACCCTTACCGAAATATTAGCCGTCGCGAGCAATTGGCAGGCCTTCACATTAACGACGTTCGGCTTCATTCGCTCAACCGAATAGGATCGCCGATAGGCCTCGGATGCGTTGCCGGTCTCGATATAGGCCTGGCAGAACGCTTCCTGCTTCGGGGTGAGGCTCACTTCGCCCTCCGCTTGCGTTCGCGCTTGCGCTCGGTGAGCATGTCCTTGCCGCCGCATAGCTCGATCCAGCGGCGGGTGACGGAGGTTCGGGCGCCGAACAGGTGCTCTGCGGCGCGCCATCCCTTGGCGTTGAACACGGCGAGGAAGTCGGGTGGGACGCGGGTGTTGGGGGTCATGCTTCGATTATCCCGTAGTCAGATTCGGACATGAGCTCTGCGAACTCGCGGCGTGGTCCGCTGCTGGCGCGGTTCCAAGCGCGGACGATGGCCATGAGCTCGGCATAATCCAGGTCGGCCTCCGGAATTAGCGGCGGGGCGATCTCGGCCTTACGTGCAGCGGCGCGGTATTTGAGATCGCGGGGCGTGAGGCGCTCGGCCTCGGCCTGCGATAGGAGGCGCTCGCGATCGGGCGCGGGCAGGTCGCGGACGGCGAGATAGTGCTGCTGCGACAGGGCGGGGTTGCGCCGGTCGGAGGGGAATGCGGAGCAGAGGGCGGCGAGTTGTCGCGCGGACTTGGGCTCGCCGAGGAGCTCGACGGCGAACATCTCGGCCTGATTGCCGAACTGGGCCTTGCCGAAGTTGAGCCAGTCGCCGACGAGCCATCCGGTGTTGCGGTGCTGTGCTGCGATGGTCTGGCCGATGGCGCGCCAGGTTTCGAGGTCGGTATCGGGGGGGAGGGCGAGCGCAACGGACTGGTCGGAGGGGACCATGGGCGCGATGGTGATAGCGGTCATAATGGCGGGCCTTGGTGTTGAGCCTCGCCGCGTCGATGTCGTTTTTATCCGATCGGAGCCTGGATTTCAACCGCGTCCTTGCGTCACTGATGCGTCATTGCGTCAAATGACGTGAAGTCCCGCAGGAATCCTAGGGTTTTGGCCCTTACGTCATTACATCACAGGGGGGTATATAAGGGAGGGGAGAACAGAGCGAGAGACACCAAACCTTAGACTCATATGATGATGTAATGACGTAAGGGTGTTTTTTGGCAGTTTTCTGCGGGACTTTGCGTCATTCTGACCCCTTGACGTAAAGGTGATGTAAGTGACGCAAGCGCCCCTCTCGCAACATTATTACGCAAAACAATGGAAAGTTGCTGTTGCATTTTGGCAACAAAAAACCCCGCCGGGTGAGGGCGGGGTGAGGTGGGGATATGACCGGCTCTGGTTATGCTCTGGTCATTGGGCGTAATATACGGACTTGCGCGCGGGGCCGGTGCCGTGTGTGTCGAGCCGGATGAGCTCCGCCTCGACCAGCGAGCGTAGGATGTCATCGCGGCGGCGGCTATCGATCGACTGGGTTGATCGCGTCAGCTGATTTCTGGTCAGCCCCGCCGCCCCGGCTGCCTCGACAATCGCCAGGATACGCTTGCTGTCGCGCTCGTATTCGTTGTCGGCGACATGCTTGTCGACGCCTGCGATGAGGTTATCGAGGCAGGTGCGGGCGAGGGCCATGCCCCAGTCGAGATCGGCGCAGGTGATGGCGGGGCGCTGCGGGCAATCGGTGACGGCCTTGAGCAGCGCGAGCTTGGCGGCATTCTCGGCCAGGCGGGCGATGAACGAGGCGTGCGCGGGGTTGCTGGCGTAGATCAGGTTATCGGCCTCCACGCGCATCGTCCAGGCAAGGTCGGAGGCGGCATGGTCGGCATAGGGCACGCGATAGGCGTTGTGGCTGTTCGCGCCCCGATCGCCGCCCATGTCGAGCGGCGCGTAATCGTGGCCCTCTGCGCCCGCGTGCACGGCCAGCATAGCATCCTTGAGCGCCTCGGGCATGTCGTCCATGCCGGGGCCGGGATAGCGCACCAGCTCGCCGCGCGTCGGGTCATCGAACACGAGGAAGCGGGCGAGGGAGCCGTCGCGGGCGTTGGCGCTGGAAAAGGAAGCCCACATCTTGTCGGGAGTGGTGGCGCCGGCGAAGGAGAGGCAGGGCTCGAATATCACCTCGGTCGGCTTTTCCTTCTGGTTGGCATAGGCGGTGCCGAAATAGGCCAGGCCTGCGCTGGAATAGGCCTCCATGAGCACCTTGAGGATCTGCTGCTGGTTGAAGGCGGCGCGATCGCCATCGTTCATCACCTTGAGCAGGAACTGGCACTCGTCGATGGCGAAACAGACGGAAGGGTGCTTGACGAGCGTGGAGACGATGGCTGCGCCCGATGCGATCTCGCTGCCGCCGATGAGCTTGGGCAGGTTGAGCGCGGCGAAGGTCGCGCCGATGGATTTCAGCGCATGGTTCTTGCCCGCGCCGGAGAGGCCGACGCCGATGGTGTAGATGTTGGTGCGCAGATTGGTGGGCCCAGCATAGCGGCGCCCGGCGAGCGTGCCGAACAGGGGGAGGCAGGCGGCGAGGGCGAGGATGGGCAGGCGCTTGGGCGAGCAGGCCATGCAATGCTCCATCCAGCCCCGCATGGGGTTGCCGGGCGCAAGATCGGCCAGCCATTGCGGCATGGAGCGGCGTGCCGGAGGCGCGGCGGGTGCCGGGGCGGCGAGACGGGTGGCGACGGTATGGCGCACCAGTTGCTCGACCTCCTGCGGCTCGAACTCGAGATCGCCTGCGAACTCCCCATCATTCTCCGATCGCAGGACACCGCCCTGGCGGGCAAGGGCGTTGGCGATGATGGACTTGACGCAGAACCGGGGAGGCTGCTGCGCTGCGGCCTTTTCATGGGCATACAGATACTCGCCAGGCCCGGGGCCGGGCCACCCGGCGTCCTGCGCGCGCTGGAACAGGGTGCCTACGCCGATCGGGCCATGGGCGCGGAAGCTGCGCCATTGGGTTTCCGATTCCTTGGGGTCATAATCCGGGTAATCGCGGGCCGACCACTCGTGCCAGATGTCCGCGCCATCCTCTCCCAAGCCTGCCTTGATGGCCATGCCGATCTGAATCCACGCATCGCGCGCGCAGTTGCTGCTGACATGGGCGAGGGCGGAGCGGACGGCTTCCGGGGTGCTCTCCTCGTGCTCGACCGTCACCGTGCCGGCGGGGCGCGGATCCGGCGCGCGCGGGCGCATGGATGCGGGAATGAGGCGGACAGCTTCTGCCATCCACGCCCGGGCCTGCCCTTCCGTGATCGCAGGCAGGCTGTCCAGCGGGCAATCGAGCAGCGAGCCGGTGGGCCAGTGATAGGGCTTGCCGGTGCCCGGATGGATGCCATAGGCGACGAATTGGCGGCCGAGGGCGAGAACCTGCAGCGGCTTCGCATCGAAGGACTGGAACGGCGTGTCGGTGCGGTAGACCAGCATCTGCTTGGGTTGCTGGCCTATGCGCAGGGCAGGCGTATCCCCGAGCTTCATGCGGGCGAGCTCGGCGATGCGCTGGGCGAGGGCAGCGTCCATCACATCGATATCGATGCCGACGACGAGACCGCAGGGGATGCCTATCCCGGCATCCGGCCATGCCTGCCATTGCTCCAGCTCGGCCTGCGCGGGCTGGGCGGTGCAGAAGCGTTGCCACTTGGGCATGTTCGACCATGCCGAGCCGGTCCAGTGGCCGGGCACCTTGTCCCCGGGCTTGATGGGGATGAGCGGATAGCCGTTATCGGCAAGCGTATCGCCATGATCGGCGAGAAAATGTGTCATGGCTGGCGGGCCTTGGTATCAGGGTAGGGGCAGGCATGGTGCGCGCGGGGTGGTGTGCCGCGCTACGTGCTAGAACGGCACGTCGTCCAACAGCTCGATCTCGGCTGCGACGCTCTCGCAGATGGTGGTGTAGCAATGGGCGAGGAAGTCCAGCCATTGCTCCTCGGTCATGGTGGCCATGTCGGTCGTGCCGATATCCTCGAGAAAGGTGCCGCAGCGCTCGGACGCGGCCATGATCGCCCGCCCTTCCTCGATCGTGAGTTCCTTTGCCATTGTCGTCTTCCTTCTGCTGATGATGTCGAGATGGCCCATGGAGCAGGCCGGGATGATTTGCGCGGCGGGTTGACCCGGCCTGCGATAGGCAAAACCGCGTCCCGCGCGCCCGCATGGGCATATGCCTCTCACGCCGCCTCCGCAGCGCCGCCGATCGGCTCGAACTTGAAGCCCGCGATCTCGTCATACTTGCCCGCGCGCTGCAGGCGGATGTGCGACGGGGTGCGGATCTGTTCCTGCCGCTCGATCGCCTCGGCAACGGTTGCGGGCACGGGCGCGGGCGCACGGCGCAGCCACCACCCTTCCGCCTTGGTCCGCGCATAGCCGCTATGCTCAAGGCAAACCCATTCGCGGTGCGTTGTCAGGCCGACCTGATAGGTGACGCGGAGCGAGGTGGGTGAGCCGATCTTGACGTGCGGCGCGTAGCTGACGCCCGTGACCTCAAGCCAATCGGATTCAAGGGTCTGGACGGACAGCACCGGCTTCTCGTCCGGCACGACGAGCACCTTGGGCTCGGGCGGCGGGAACTCGTGCCCGCACGCCGGGCAGTAGCGGGTCGCGGTCGCGCATGTCAGCTTGCACTCGGGGCATTCCTTGAAGGGTGCGTCGCCACCCTTGCCCTTGCGCTTGTCGCCGGGTAGGAACGGGTCATCAAACGGCCCGTGCGTCTTGACCGCGCCAGCGAAGTCGAGAACGAGGCAATCGGTCTTTCCCGTCTCGGGGCTGGTGCGCGTGCCGCGGCCGATCATTTGCACGTATAGCCCGGTCGATTTGGTGGGCCGGCACAGCGCAATCAGGTCAAGATGGCGAGCGTTGAAGCCGGTTGTCAGCACCTCCTTGCTGACCAGAAAGCGCAGGCGACGTGCCTTGAACTCGGCGAGCAGTCGGTCGCGCTCGGCCTTGGGCGTGTCGCCATAGACTCCGGCGCCGGTAAACCCCCGCGCGCGCAGCGCCTCGACCAGTGCCTCGCAGTGCTTGATCGACACGCCGAACACGATCCATCCGAGACGATCGGCGCCCGCGACGGCGATGCGGTCGGCGATGCTGTTGATGGTGCGCTCGTCCATCGCGGCGGCCTCAAGCTGCCCCTGGACATACTCGCCCATGCGGATGCCGACGCCACTGGTGTCGATCTCGGCGGACTGGCGCCAGGTGCGCGGGGGGCAGAGATAGCCCTGCTCGATCAGGCGCAGCACGCTGGTCTCGTGGGCAATGCCGTCGAACATCGCTCCCTCGCCACGGTGCAGCATCCCGCTGTCGAGCCGGAACGGGGTGGCGGTCAGGCCTATGATCTTGAGGTGCGGGTTGATGGTGCGCAGGTCGGCGAGGAACTTGCCATACATCGTATCGGCCTTGCGCGGGATCAGGTGCGCCTCGTCGATGATGACCATATCGCATTGCTGCAGGACATATGCCCTGCGGAATATGGACTGGATCGAGGCGAACAGCAGGCGGGCGTGGAGATCGCGGCGGCCGAGACCGGCGCTGCAGATACCGGCTGGCGCGTCCGGCCAGATGCCGATGAGCTCAGCATAGTTCTGCGCCACGAGCTCGCGGGTGTGGACGAGGTTGATGATCCGCACGCCGGGGTCCATGGCGAAGGCCTGGCGACAGAGCTCGGCGATGATGAACGCCTTGCCCGAACCGGTGGGCTCGACGAGCAGCGGGTTGCCCTTGCCCTCGGCCATCCACTGCCACGCCGCCTCGATCGCCTCGGCCTGATAGTCGCGCAGGGTGATCATCATGCAGCCCAGTCTGATGAACCGAATAGGCCATCCTGTTCTGCCTTCAGGCCTTGAAGGTTGCGCTTGGCCTGTGCGAAATAGGATGGTTTCAGCTCGACGCCGATGCCTTTCCGGCCCAGCTTGACAGCTGAATAGACTTCGCTGCCGATGCCAAGGAAGGGGGTCAGGACGCTATCACCGGGGTTGCTCCAAAGGTCGATGCACCGCTCGATTACGTCGAGCTGCAGCGGGCTGATATGCTGCTCGTCCTTTTCGTCGCGACCGCCGCGATATTGCAGCGTGCGCGTCTGGTTGATGTCCATCCAAACCGGGCTGGCGTAGCGCTGCCAAACCTCGATCGAATACCAGTTCCGGCCATCGTTCGCGGTTGTATACTTGCTGCGATCGGGTTCGTCGGTCCCATAATAGCGGTCAAAGCACTGATCGACAGGATCGGGGTTGTCACCGGGCTTGCGGAACGACACCACATAATCGGCAAGACCCTGCCCGCTGATCGTGCTATCCTTGACGATCTGCTTGTGCAGCAGGCGAATGGATTTGGTGCGCTGCTGCGCGACTACCGGATCTTTCCAGATGCAGACTTCGCTATGGAAGATCCACCCGGCATCCTCATAGGCCCTGATGACCTCGCCGCGAAAGTCGCGCATTCCGATATGGCCATGGCGGATTTTGCTGGTCGGCAACTGCATCACGTGCACGCTATGGATGCGCCCCGGCTTGGTGACGCGCAGCAATTCCTGGATCAGAAAAGCATAATGTTCCCAGAACTGCGGCCCGTCATTGTTGCTGATATCGCGGTCGAAGTTGGAGAATTTGTAGAGCCCCTCGAACGGAGGTGAGTGGATGCCATAGCCGATGCTCTCAGTCGGAATGGCGCGGATGATCTCGCAACTATCCCCCTGATAAATTGCATATTCGGGGGTAATGACTTGCTCAACTGCCTTGATGGTCATGCTGCTTTCTCCAGAAACGGGGGGAGGATGATCGGTTCGGTCGGATTGTAATTCGGGGTATCGCGGACCATGCCGCGCACAGACTGGCTGGACAGGTCGGCCATGTGCATGACCATCGCTGCAGCCATGCGGTCTGCGTCCATTTCCTTGCGCCGGATATTGGCGACGGTTGCGCCTTCGGTTTCGGCTGCAATGATGTGGCAGTTGACCGGCTTGGTTTGACCAAAACGCCAGAAGCGGCGAATGGCCTGGTAGAACTGCTCGAAGCTGTCATTGAGCCCGACGAACCCGGTATCCGCGCAGTGCTGCCAGTTCATCCCGAACCCTGCGAGCGAAGGCTTGGTGATCAAATGAGTGATATTGCCATCGCTGAAATCGATCAGAATGCGCTCTTTCTCGGTGTCCTTCAAACCGCCATGCAGGTTGACAGAACCGGGGATGCGCGCGGCCAGCTTTTCCGCCTCGCTGTTGAGGTTGCACCACCAAACGAACGGGCGATCGAGCGGAGTGATCTTCGCGGCCATGGCGATGCGGTCGTCCACGCTATCACGGCGCGCCGCGATGCGCTCCTGCAAGGTCGCGGCCTGGATCGGGAACAATAGCCCGGTTTCCATGCTCGGGGCATATTCGACGCTAACGATATGCTGGTGATAGTGCAGCGGCGGGAGGTCATACCCCTCATTGGGATAGCCAAGGTCGGACGGCTTTCGGAGCATCACTGCCCAGCTTGCCATCCACTTCCAGAACTCTTGCTCGGCATGGCCCTTCAATCGCCAGTTCTGCGTTGATCCGCCGTCATGCACAAAGAAGGTGGCGAGCATGTCGGTATAGGACATGATGCCCAGAAACTCGGCGTGGTTGCCTAGCTCCATGAAGTCATTGGGCGCTGGCGTCGCGGTGGCAGCAAGCCGGAACGGGATGCTATGGCATGCATCGATCAGCGCCGTGCGATATTTTCCATCGGTCGATTTGAGGATGCTGCTCTCATCAAGAATGACACCGCCGAACCGCGACAAGTCGAACTTGTCGAGCTTCTGGTAATTGGTGATGTTCGTTCCCGGCCTGCAATCAGACTGGCTGGCGACAATCTGCGCGGCAATGCCAAACTTGTCTGCCTCGCGTTTCATCTGGTTGGAGACAGCCAGCGGGGCAAGATGCAGGATATCTTTGCCGGTGGCTTGATGAACCGCCTGCGCCCAAGCCAATTCCATCAGCGACTTGCCGAGGCCGGTTCCCGCGAACAGGGCGGCGCGCCCTCGGCGAAGCGCCCAAGCGACGATATCGCGCTGGTGGGGAAAGAGACACGCGGGCAATTCCGGCACGTCTGTAAGGCCGGTCATCGGATCGATAACCGCCTTTTTGGCGAGGAAAGTTGCGTAGTCCATCACACCCCACCTGCCTCGACCAGCCGGTCAACCAGAGTGCGATAGTTGGCATCTCGTTCGTAATAGTATTCCGCGACCATGCGGGCATGGCGGATCGTGGTGTGATTGCGCCCGTTCATGGCCTTGCCGATGATCGAAAGGGACAGGCCGCATCGCGTGGCGGCGAGGATGGCGGGCTGGCGCGCAATGGATATGGTTTGTGACCGCGCCGGGCCCACGATCCGGCGCGGCGGGATACCACTCATCTGCTTGAGCGCGTGCAGAATGTGGCCCATGCGGGTCGCGTAGCCCGATAGCCGGACAGGCCTGATCTTGGCGCATTCGTGCGCGAACATCGCGACCTCGCGATGCAGGGAGTTCGCGTGGCCCGTCTTGCGCGCGATCTCGCTGATGCTCTCGATACTGCGCCGGGTCAGCCTCGCGATGCGAGCGAAGGGAAGAGGCGGGTTGTTGATCTCAAGCAGCCGGATAATCTCTGCCCGCTCGTCGGCGGATATCGCGCGGCCAGGCTGGCCATTCTGCCTGCGCACTGGCATCGCAAAGGGTGCGTGGTTCATCGCATTCACAGCGCAATCTCCTGTCCGTGATCGGTCCATTCGGTGGTGTCGGCCATGCGGTAGGTGACCCCATGCGGCCCGGCGTCGATCTGCTCACCCGGGACCAGACCGGGGTTGAAGCGGTGGGCTGGGCAACCGGCCTTCTGGTCGTCCAGCGAGAGCTCGTGGGGGAAGTCGGGATGCTCGCAGCGCCAGCCCCCGCCTCGGCTCGGCGTCACGTGCAGGCAGGTCCGGCATGACCGGCGCGCGGGCTTCCCCTCGTGACAGACGCCCGCGTGATCGCACATCCGGCAGTTGAAGTGATCGGGCCCGCCGATGCGCTGGGGCGGTGTGTCGGCAAAGATGATGCGCTCGGCCTTGGCGGTCAGCCACGCCGCGTGCGCCGGGTCCGCGTCTGTCCGCACCGCCGTCCAGCGCCGCGCGCCGGGCGAGCCGCAGACGAGGTAATGCCGGGTCAGCTGCGCATAGTGCATGTAGAGCACGCCTTGCGCGTAATAGACCGGGTTCCACTCGCGCAGTGCGTGCTTCTCGCCGACCTTGGCCCGTACCTTGTCGAGCTCGTTCCACTTCTCGGAGATCTTGACCTCGAGCACGTGCCAGGTCTTGGGAGCCTGGACGAGGCCGAGGATGACGCCGTCCATATGGCCGCCGAAATGGTTGGCATGGTCGAGGAAGCCGAATTGCTCGCCGCTGGTGTCGAGATCGTGGACCTCAAGGCCGGGCGTGGCTTTGAGGCGGCCGACGATGACAGCCTCACCCGCATGCCCATCGGCAAAGCGTTTCAGGGTCAGGGCATCGAAGCGCACCGGGCGGGCCCAGCGGAAATTGTACCAGAGCGCCCGTTCGCACGGGCGACCGATCTCGGACATGCCGAGATAGGTGCGCTGCCAGGTTTCCTGCGCGGCCTCGAGAGCGGCGTCAGAAGCCTGTAGCGTTGGGCAATAGGATAGGGTTATGGCGGGCATGCCATTTCCTTGTCGTTTCGTCAGGGCAGGGAGGTGGAAGGCGGCGGGGCTCTGGTTTGGTCGCTTGACCCCGCCGCCGACTGTCAGAGCGGCATCATGCCGCGCTGCGCTTCCACGGCGGAACGTTGCCGGTTGCCATCTGCTGGCCTTGCGGCTGTCCTGCGGCATAAGCAGGCGTCGGAGCCGGAGCCGGGGAAGGCGTGCTGCCGAAACTGGTCACGCTGCCCCCGCGCGGCTTGTAAGCGCCGATCGCGTTGGACGGGCCATAGTCCTTGCCGTTGGCGGTGCGCGGCGGATCTACCTTGACCTTGATGACCATCGGAATGCCGTGCAGTTCCTCGCTCTGCTGCACCGCCATCTTGCCGACCGCGACGCAGATGGCGTTGAGCGTGCGCTCCGCGATCTCGACGGCCGTGCGGTTGGGGTTTTGGAGGTTGAGGCGATCGAACACCTTGCGCCCGGCCTGGTCGCCATCGAGGATAGTCAGCTCGAGCTTGAGATAGTGGCCATTGCGTGCCGAGTTCTCGGCCATCTCGGACGCGGTAATCTCGGCCAGATACTCGCCGGCGGGGATCACTTCATACTCGCCGGCCACGTTGTTCGGGTCGGCTTGCCAATTCAGTTGTGCCATTTCGTTTTTCCTTTCGTCAGTCAGGCAGCTTCGGACGTTGTATCCGCGCGCTGCTGGGAGCTTGCAGCGGCCATGGCGCCCGTGAGGGCATCCCATGACAGGGGCAATTCGGGAGGGAGGTTGTGCCGGTTCTTGGCGCGGAACGCCGGGCGCTCCTCGGTGTACATGACGCGCGTTCCTGCGCCGATGCCGCGGGCGACCTTCTTGTTGAATCCGGCATCGGTCTTGGTGACGCTGACCTTGTAATTGGCGAACAGCACGATATCGGCGTGCTCCTCGATCAGCGCCGCGGCGCGCGCCTGCAGCTTGATCTGATAGCGGTCGTAGGGTTCCGTTTCCGGGCTCTCGAACCGCTTGATCTCGGCGTGCGCGGTCTGGATGACTGCCATGCCCCGGTCATCGCGCAGGGCGTTGATGCCGTCGAGATATTCGCGCCAGACGTTCGACGCCTCGATATAGCCCTTGCCATAGCCGGGGCTCTCGATGCTGTCCCATTTGCACCGGCGGCAGGTTTCCGCCCAGATGAGCGGCTCGATCCAGTCGAGGGAATCGACGCCGACGGTATGGAAGTCGTGCGGTTCCTGGTGGAGCGCCGCGATAGCGTCCATGATGTCGCCGAACGAGCGGGCGCGCGGGAACGCCGTGATCGGTGAGGCGGCGGGGTGCCCATCCTCGATGTTGATGAGCACCGGGTTCGGAGCCTGCGCGATGAAGGTGTTCTTGCCGATGCCGTGCGGACCATAGATCACGATCCGCGGCGGCTTCGGCGCATCGATGCGATTGAGGGATGCGAGGGAGATGGCCATCGTCAGACCTCCTGTTCCATTGCGGCGTTAATTAGTTTGTCCAATTCCGCCGAGGCGATGGAGTGAGCTTCTTGGGCAGCGTGATGGGCGCCTTGCGCGGCTATCATATCGGCCCAAGCCTCTTTCAATGCGGCCTTTGTGCGGGCGGCATTTCGGAGGGCTTTTTCAAAGGCTGTCAAATCCATCACGCCGCCTCCCGCGCTGCGAGCGCAATCTCGATCTTGGGCTTGCCCTGGCGCACCGTGCGCGCGGGCTCGAACAGGTCGCGGATCGGCTTGGGCCAGGCCTTGTACTTCGTCTCGGAGACCGTGAGCTTGGTCTCGACATATTCCGCCGGATCCTCGCCCCACCCCTTGATGGTCTCGATAGCCTTGCCGAGCGCGTCCTGGTCCCAGGACACATTCTTGGGCACGACGATCGCGATCTGGTAATCGCCGTCGCGCCGGTGGTGCGTGCCGGTGTCGTTGATGCCTGCGGCATAGCGGCGCGCGAGCACGCCATGCAGGATGCCGAGCATGGTGGCAGACTGGCGCGCGTGCGCCTCCGCCTCGTTGACCAGACTGTGCAGCATATCGACCGGGAGCTGGTCGAGCTCCGCTGGCGGTGTATCGGGCAGGTCGAGCGCCCGGATAATGTTGGTGGTCATTCGCTTTTCCTTTTTCGTCAGTAGTTTTCGCATCGTCTTTGTTGTCGGTTGGGGAGAGCTGACGCGGCGAAAACTGATTCCGTGCGGCCCTCACGGGTTCCGCGCTCTCCCCTTGTTCTGTTATCCGGGCGGCTCGAGCGGCCCGAGCACGACATGGGCAAAGCCGGGGTGGTCGGTCGTGCGCTTCAGGATGATCAGGTCGGTCCACCGATCGTCAGGAACCGGCAATTCCTTCGCCAGAATGTCGGACAAAGGCTTGGCGATATTGTCCAAATCGCGCCGCCGGTCGCCGATGCCTGCGTCGATGGCGAGCAGCATGGGGGTCTTGTCCGGCCATGCGGGCTTGCCCAGCTCGCGCCATCGGGTCAGCACGGCATAGCGCGCCTCGTTCAGCCAGGCCTTGTAAGCCTCGCTCTTGACCCGGCGCTTGCCGACCGTGGCGAACAGCGCGTTCGTGCTAGGGGGCAGGGGAAGCATGACGGAAAATCGTTCCGGCAGCGGCTCCCAATCGGCGCATGTCTTGTGATTGCGATAGGGATAGGTCATGCCGTCGGCTCCTTGACAGGCGTGCCGGTCAGCAGGCGTATCGTCTCTGCGTCTTCCTCGTCAGGAACGTGCGGGCGGATTTTGCGGAAGTTCCCGGAAAAACACAGAAAGACGGGGTATTCGTCAAAAGAGAGCCAAACCCCTCCGGGCCGATTCCACTTATCCTCTAAACTGGCTTCCAGTAGGCAAACGTCGTTAACACGCGACACCGACCCAATGGCCGGATATTGATTTCCTTCGACGAAATCTTCGTGGAACCCTTCAGAAGAAACACACAGCGCCAGGTCGCCCGGCTGCCAATCGTCCCCGCCGCTCATGCCACCAGCCTCAACCGTTCGATGCCCGCGATGTAGCTGTCCAGCGAGGCGCGCGCGGCGCGCAGCGCGGGCAGTGCGTCCAGCTTCTCCTTGGGCAATTCCACCACGCCGCCGGGACCATCCGGGCAGCGCATGTCGCAGATGGTCGAGACGGCGCGCGCCAGATGACACAGCGGGTCGTCGGTGGCTTTCTGCACCGGCGTCGCGGTCGCGCCGTAGAGGCTGTTATAGGGGTTGACATAGTGCGCGCCGTAGACTGCGCCGATGCGCGCGATGGTGAGCGCATTGAGGTCGGTCGTCCCGTTGCGCGCGTTGACGATCGTGCCCTTGGAGACCCCGAGCCGGTCGGCGGTGTCCTGGTCGGTTTCGTCATGCTCGCGCTGGATATCGCGGATCATGCTGGCAACGGCTTTGCGCAGAGAACTTTGTGTCGGCATGGACATCGGGAGCAATACATTGGTCGGGTCGTCAGCCATTATGACCTCCATGGAAAGGAGCGAAGTCGTAGAGAGAAAAGGGGCGGCAAGCTGGCGGGCCTGCCGCCCTTCTCGACGATTGATCGGCATTCGCGCGCTCATCCATGTTCCCGCTCCCGGACGCGCTTGTTCCTTCCGGTGCCGATCCTTCGCAGCCGGTCATCGCGGCGGCTGTGCTAGGAGCCAGGGCGGGTATTCTGTGTCGCAATGCGCGGGCCCAGCTGCCCGGCTCGCCGTCATCGATGAATGCTGTCATGCGCAGCCCTCCGGGGTGGCGCGATTGGTGATCGCAAACGCCACCCCATCGGCTACAATCGTGTTGGGACGCACGATTGAAAGGAAAGCACGGTGGAACTCGAGCCGGTCGATATTCAAGCAAGGTTGCTCATGCTGGAGCACGTCACTTCGGCCCTTTGGGCAAACTTTATCGCAAACAGCGGCAGCAATCCCGTCGAGACATGCGAGCGGGTCGCATCGGAAAGCATTGACGCTATCGAAACGATCTACGAGCGTAGAACCGAACCTCTGCCAGAGGATTTTCACATTTTGGTTCAGCATATCATTCACCACCAAGAAGCGTTTTGGCGCGCGGTTCGGGAGCAGATTTCCCGTCGATGACGCTTTGGATGCGATCGGCGAATGCTGGGTTGGTCACGGCGATGCTCAGCAGGCCCAAGTGCCGGTTCTGTTGTCGGCATTGCATCGATGCGATAACCGCAGCGGCAATCTCAGCAATCCGTGCCTCTTGCTCGGATGTGAAGCTGGTGGACGTCGGCTCGCTCATGCAGCGGCGTCCTGGTTGGTGCTGCGCGACATTTCGCGCTTGCGAGATGCGTCCCGAGGCGCGCCGAAAATCAGGTCATGCGCCGTGACCTTGCCGCCAGTTGCATCAACGATTGCCTTTATCGCACTATGCGACGCCTGCTGTTCACCGAAGAGAATGCGCCCGATCGATGCGGCACTAAGCCCGGTCTTTCTAGCAAGATCTGCTGGCGTCATCGCGCCGCTGTCAAAATAGGCATCTAGGGTCATGACGCATACTTACACCTCATGTAAGTCAACGGTCAAGCCCGAATTACACCGGGTAGCATTATCAGCTTACGCTCAGTGCCGTATCCTCGACGGCATGAGCGATCGGCGTATCTATCTCAAGGAATGGCGCAAAAAGGCCGGAAAGACGCAGGCCCAAGTGGTCAGCGCGCTGGAGATGCTTGACGACCCCATGCTACCGACAACCGAGGCGAGCTTGTCCCGTCTGGAAAACGGCAAGCAGCCCTATAGCGAACGGGTGCTCCTTGCGCTGGCCGACATCTATGATTGCGAGCCATGGGAATTGATCGGTAGGCATCCGCAGAAGGAGGGTCTGGTAATTGACCTGGTTCGGCGACTTGATGAGCGCGAGCAAGAGCGCGTTCGGGCTTACATCGAAGGCATCAGGGCAGCCAGCAGCGGCGACTAGTCCGGTGGTTCAGGGGGAGATCGCGGCGCTCGGCCTTGCCGATTGGTGGGTTCAAACATTCACCGAGGATGATCGCGATTGGATGGCCAATACCTATGCGCCGATGGGCTCGGACCCAGCGAAGGGAAGGCCTCTGGTTGATGGCTATTCTTCTCGGACGCCTAAGCAGGCTCCATCTCATCTTGCGTTGCTTGCTACGTGGTTCAGTAAGCCAGGACACCACGAATGCGCCCTAGCGGTCGCAGAGAAGTCCTTGAATTTGATGCACGAACAAGTGCCAGTTTTGGAACGGCATTTTGCTTATGCCAATTTGTGCAAGGTGTTTTACCGTTGGCGCGACACCGCTCCGGGCGCGTTAGACCGCGCCATCTTGGTTTGCGAGGCGTGCATCGGTTTTCATGAGCAGGCCGCAACCCTCCTTCGCGCTGATATGGGCGTTGTTCCAGCTCATGCCTGTTTTCGTCAGCTTCGCATCATTGAGGACAAGCGCGGCGACTATGCGCGAGCGATCGAGCTATGCGAGATGGCGCAGGCGGCGGGCTGGGCCGACGATTGGGACCATGAGATCGCCCGGCTCAGAAAAAAGCAGGCGAAGCATTCTTAGCGCCCACCGCCACGATCTGCAGCGGCCGTTTTTCCATTTTCCTACATGGCGCTTCGCTGGCATGGTTAGCGCGGGCGAGTCGATTTGCTCCGCATCCAGTGTAAGAAAAGTTGCGTCAGGTGTAATTTAGACTTGCAGTGAACTTACGCGGGGTGTAAGTATGTCTCCAGCACACGGAGACAGCCCATGCAGACCAACTCTTTCACCATCGATAAAAACGTGCCGCTGCCGGAACGCAAGCCGGGCAGGGAGGCAAAATACCCTTTTGGCGAGATGGAAGTTGGGGACAGCTTCGAGTTCCCCTTGCATAAGCACAACTCGATCGCGCCCGCCGCTCGGATGTGGGGACGCCGGTTCGGAACCAAGTTCGCCACCCGCAAGATCGACGCTGAAACCGGGCGCTGCTGGAGGGTCGCATGACCGCCCTCCCCCGCCGCTGGCAGTTCGCCCAAGAGCCTGACGCTCTCCCCATCCAGCTTGTCGAACAGCTCGAACGCCTGACCGATGGCCAGCGCCTGACGCTGCTTGGCGGGCTGCTCGATATGCCGGGAGCCAGCACCTACGAGTTCGCATCCGATGACGTGATGGACGAGCTGCTGCCGGTCAGCGAGGCTTACCGCGAGACCTATGACAAGGTGCGCTCTGTTGTCGATTACGAGGCAGGGGAGCGGGGGCAATGAGCGCCGATAACGCAAGCAATCTCGCCCTGCTCATCTGGGAAGCTGTCGGCGACCTAGACCGCATTGATGAGACGCCGCACGGCAAGGTTCCGGCGCTACTTGATGCTCTTTCAGAAAAGCTTGTTCGGGCAGCAATCGATGCTGAAGCAATCAAGGCTGTTCTGGCCAGCATGGAGCGCCCGTAATGACCTATCCGACTGCACAATTTGCAACCGTGTATCACAGTGGGCGCAGGCGCTACCTAACACTTGAGGCCGCCTGCCGCGATGCGGCTCGTCAACGGGTTTTCAAGGCAGTCCATGAAATGGGCGAAGACCTATCTAGTTCTGATGACTGGTGGAGGCCGCGCGTTGACCGCCTTGCCCGCCTGTATTTGCGCTGGGCCAAGCATGGCCGAAACCCCTCCTGACTTCCGCTGGTGGATTGCCGCCCTCATCGTCGGCGCTGCCATTGATGCAGCTATTATCTGGATAGCATTGGAGCTTTTCAAATGAGCAAGACAGCACATATGCCGCTGCGTCTCAACGCAGGCGACGACCTGCGCATCATGGATTGGTTCAACAACCCCGTTTGTGATGTGAAGTGCGGCGGCATGACCGGGCGCACAGTTGCGGATGGTGAAGAGATAGCCGCCGCCATCGCAGCCGTGCCCGACATGTTTAAGGCCCTTCAAGATTTAGAATACTGGTTCAACACCGACCAGGAAATTCTGGACGCGATGGATGCGGACACCCGCGCTGACCATGAACGGCAGCTTGGGAAGATCCGCGCGGCCATCGCCAAAGCGAAGGGGCTGGTAGCATGACCGCCCACACCAGATCAATGGCAGCCTGCCTGGAGGATGCGGAGCGGGAGATTGGCCGCGTTGATGCGCTCAGATCAGGACTGGAAGCCCTCGGCTTAGTTGCGACCATCCTTGTTTGGCGGCGCGCCAAAGCCTGCCGTGACCAGCGCCTCGCCATGCAGATCGAGGACGACAAGACGCTCGATGAACTTGAGCAGATCGAGCACGAAACCCGCCTTGCAGCGCGATCCGCTTGTGAAGCTGTCGGCATTGACTGGCGGACATTGGGAGAACTGTGATGGTTCGCTGTCGAGATTGCGCGCTCTACGATTTGCCTAGGGTTCAGAACAAGCGCGGGGCCGTGATGTCTGATCGCGTTGCCAAGTGCCTATGGGTTTCGACCGAGGTTTGGCCCGTCCACGTCTCCTATGGGTCAAGGCGCGCTGCTGGGGCCTTTATGGCGCCAAACGACGAGCATGATTGCCAGGTTTTTAGGGAGCGTCAAGCATGACCCCCCGCACCGCTGTCTCCGACATAATCACCACCGTCACTGTCTGCACCATCGGTGCGGTTGTGATGACCTTTGCGCTGGTGGCTTTCACGTAATTCCAACCCCAAGGGAGATGGCGGCCTGACTTAACAAGCGCGCCATTCAATTTGATGACCGAAGAATTTGGCCCCCCGATAGCAGTCAACGGCAAGAGGCCGGAGTGGCTGGGGGATGATGATAAGTGCCTTCCGTTTTGGCACGATGAAGGGTGGTATAAATCCTCAAAAGGTTCCGATGCTGATTGTGTGGCTTGCTGGCATCTTGTTACCCAAGTCCGCCTCCGCGCCGATCACCCCTATTACCAGAGCGCCGAATACAAGGCGAGCGTGGCAATTAACGCTGCCGATCTGGAAAAGGCTTGGGATGAGGAAGAACGCTGGGAAGGCGACTTCAATCGCCCTGATCTAGAGAGCGTAATCAAGCGCCTCGAAGCCGCTGGCTACACAGTAACCCCGCCTTCTGTCAGGGCTAACGTTAGAAGCACGGTTGTCCCTGTATGGGCGCTCGACAGGGCCGCCAACATGGCGGGGTGGGATTGCTGGGACGCGGTGCACCGCGATAACGACTTCCTGCGTGACAGCATCATCGCCCATGCGGAAACAATCACCAAGCATGTAACCCCGCCCGACCCGCTGGCTGGGGATCGGGAGTTTATCGCGGGCATGTGGCTTTCGGCTGACTGGGATGCTTCGGCGGAGGCTTATCGGGCAGGCCATCTTGATGACTATGTGCGCAAAATCATGGCCTACCTTCGTGCCAACAAGGGGAGGCTGTGATGCGCTCTATAGAGCAGATCCGCGCCAAAGCTGCGGAGCATTTCAACGGCACCGATGGGTTCGACAACTCTACCCGGAAGAACGCCTACGAGTGCGAGAAGTGCGGCAGCTACATCGTCACCGTTGACCGCGAACCGGGCGTCACGCCGTTCATGGTCAGCTGCGGCAACTGCAGCAGTATGGCCACGTCCAAGTTCTACCGGGTGCAGGCTTACCTTGAGCCGACGCACGAATGGTATCGGCCTGAAACGCTCGCCGGCCTCAAGGGAGGGGTGCGTGAGCACGTTGAGAATGGCGGGCTGCTGCTGCGCAAGATCGGCGGCGGCGACTCCAAGCAGGGCTGGCAGAAGCCGGACAGCACCATGGCAAAGGCCGAGGCAGACATGGAAGCGCTTCGGGCGTCCTTTGAGATGGCGAAATTCGAGGCCAGCATGGCTGATCGCATGAAGGGCTATCGCGCCAACATCATCAAGCCGAAGCCCGTCGAATCGAAGATCAAGCGCGAGGATTACCCAAGCCGTCAGGCTTACCGCCATGCGCTGGCGAAGCAGGGCAAGGG